GGGCAAGCAAATGATTCAAACAATCCACGAAGACCATAGAGCATTATTAGGTGCTCTGGCATTGATTGAATCAGACAACAAAGAAACTGCACGTGGTGATGTTAATGCACCGGATGGTCCTGCTCTTGGCTTATACCAGATACATCAGGCAGCATGGGACGAAATCAGCACTATGCGTAAGCGAGCCAATATGAAAGTGTATCCATACCATGATGCACTTAAGGGCAAGATAGCCGGTGAATACGCATACACGCTATTAGCAGCCATTACATTGCAGTTCCAATTGTATCATTCAGCACCACCAAGCCCACGTCTATTGTATGCATGCTATTCATTAGGCCCAAGCATCATTAAGAAAATACCATACATGGATGGGCTCGAGCTAGTGTATAGCCCATTTGAGCCTAATGGTATGTGTGCAGCACATGACGCCACACCATTAACATCAGTGGGCTACAAAGTACGTCTATCCAAACGTAAGCTAGCCGATGGTGAACGTTATGAGAACATACTGTTAGCCCACCACATATCCCTGCGTGAATCAGGCATGCCATTATTATGGAATTAGCACGTCGTGATAAAGTTCGGGAGTTAGCCAAATTTGATATTGATTTACAGTATGGTCAAGAGGGTGAGCAATGGCTCAAGATACTAGGCACAGACCAAGCTAAGATGGAGGTTAAGACTGAACGTGATAGATGGGCTGAGACAGGTAATGCCGTATTTGAGTATGAATGCCGCAATAAGCCATCAGGCATCGCAGTAACCACATCAGACTATTGGTGCCACAACTTCATGCTCAATGACCGTTGCTGCATGTCCTATGTATTCAACGTAGATGACCTCAAACAATTCCTACGTATGTGCATTAAGACGCCCGGATACGCTGGCTCACGTCTGACCATTGGTGGTGATGATAATGCCTCTAGGGTCATTCTAGTGCCCATTACCGAATTGTGGAGAATCACATGCAACACATTACCGTTTAGAACTCGTAATGTACTCTGACCATGAAATGATTTGCATACTTAGCTTACTGACATTGCTAGGTATTGTATGTGCAACGATATTTGACAGGGATGAATAGGATATACCCTAGATAACCCGACGTGCGAGGCATGGTAACCCTGTAAAGAAGCTAACCGGTGTCAAGTACCCTGTGTTACCTTGTCATGTTTTGACACGCATTATGACTAAGATGGTCATGATTACATGTCGCACAATATGTATTATGTCTAATCCACCACCATACATGACCTAGCCGGTAATGATTAAGGGGGCGGGGGGGGTCGATGGCATTGAAACTAGCGGAAATCGTTACGGATAGTCAGACTATCCTTTTTTATCCAAAAAACTACGAGGGTCACTAGACCACTCCAAGAACTTTTTAGTGCTTTCTGGACGCTCCTGTGAAACCTCAATGTCAATTACACCGGAATCATCACGCTTTATTCCTACGCCCTTAGATTTTAGCAGTTTGTCTATGGCGTCATGTGAAATACTAAAACGATGTTCGACCACCGCTTGGGGCTGGTCTTGAAGGGTTTGAAGTTTGTCGATGGCAATACCCATAGCGATGGGTATCTGGGACACGTGTAAATCATCGAGCTCCGTTAAGAGCTTGTGCGACGCTTGCTGCACGAACGCTTTTAAGTTTCTAACGGTGACTGCCTTGAACTCGTCCTGAAGTCCGGTAGACTCAGGCATTTCCTTTTTGATGGCGGTGACATTGTTCGGGGACATCTGAACCTCTTTGGCTATTTCCAAGATAGGAGTTCCTTCACGTAACTTTTGCTCAACGGCATCTCGTCTTTCCTTCGACACCCTCTTTGCATTGTGGTTCGATGAAGGATTGGTATCAAGACGCTCGTTATCCATTTGACAGCCATTAGATTAGGTTATTCATTCGTGTCAATGCAGGAAGACACTCCACAAGATTATTTCACTAAGAAATTTATTGCAGAGCTTGAGCCCATCCGAAGCACCCACCAAGCTAACCTCCGAATTTTGAAGACCAAAGATGGTAGACAGTTTGTTGGCAAGATGAGCAGTTCACCGATTAAGAAGTGGATTAAGGACTTTATGTTTGTTGCTGCGAAGCACAAACCCGACGTTCCATTTGCTGGCCCACTTGAAGTCACTTTCTATTTTGCATTTCCATTAATCAAATCCGACAAGGGTAAACCAGCACCAATGACAACCAAGCCAGACTTTGACAACATCTGCAAATCTGTGTGTGACGCCATGACAAAGTTGGGGTTTTGGACAGATGATTCACAAATCACTTTTGGCAAGGTGATGAAGTTCCGAAATCCTGTACCCTACGTTGGCGTTGAGATTAAACGAGCCAATTACATGGATAAGAAGTACTTTGATGCCGTGGAGAACCATTTACGAAACTAACATGCGTGAGAAAGAATTTATCGACCTATATGGAGTACCTAAAGACGAACTTAAAGCGTACCGCAAATCTTCACTCGTTCAAGGCGAGGATTGGATACGTGAATTGTTACCTAACAAGCAAGTACACCTTTGTCCTGTTAAGTATACAAATGAGGGACTTAATAAGCTCTTTGTAAATTTTAAGCTCAAAACTGAAACAAATGAAGTGATGGTTCCTGCGGAGCCGCCCAAGGAAGAGACGCTAGCGGCAACCGTAGTTCGATGTGATTATCCTAACATCCGAATTATGTTAGTGAAATTATCAGACGGAAAGACGGTCTTTGCCAACGTAAACGATGCAAGACGCTTCAAGCCCAAATTACCCATTGCGATTGTGTTTCGTGGCAATAGGTATTACTGCGAACATAGACCCACCTCACTTTTGCGTATTAACAGTTTAATTAAACGCAGCGAATAATTTATCCCATGAAATCGAAACCTAAGAAAGAGAAGCAATCCGAAGCCAAACATGAAAAGATGGAATCCCCAATGAATGAAGGCATGGAACAGAACCTCAAGAAAGAATCCGAATATCAAGCACCAGCACCTGCTCGCAAGAATTACAAGGCAGGTAAGGGTTGGTGCGGCCCGGGAGGTAACTGCTAATGTCATACATTGTATTACTAGTTGGTACGTTCGTAGTTGGATACGTTTTTGGCGTTGTGCTTGAGAGCTATTCCACCGTTGCGAAAAAAATAAACGAATTAATCGAAGCAGTCTTTTACAAATAATTGGCTGACGAAAAAAAAGACGTTATTGTTCCTTCGGCTGGAAATGAAAAACTCCAGCCCGGGAAGATGTTTGAAAGTGTTGGAAACCAATCCATAAATAAAGGTCTGGATGATGGTGATATGTTTGCCAGAATATCACAGACAGAAAAATTTAACAGTTCAGTTGCTGCTTCTGCGGCTGCCGAAAAAAAGGAAGAAACACTCAAGGTTGTTAATTCTGTTAAAATCCCACCAACAGAAAAAAAACCAAGTACGGCAGGTCCCCCAATTAGGCAACATAAGGGGATTCACTCCTCGGGAGTGAATAGCCATATAAAAAATTCGTCCTTCGGACGAGGAGTTCCTTTTTCGAGTAATGCTGATTATGGCCCTATGTGGAAAAATACATCAAGACTAGCTAGTTCTGCAATTGGTGACGGAAATCCAAATATTTCAAGAATTGGATTACACCATGGAACGTTTGGTTTAAACGGAATGACCATAAGCCCATTTAGCTGGGATGGTGCCGTTCCACTGTCAGCAACAATGGCTAATGTAAAAGGACTAAATTCAACATTTAGTACAATGCAGGACGAAGACCAATGAGCTCTAACACGGAAGTGGTTGCTGGAATGACCCTAACAAAACATCCCATCATTCACCTTCCGACAGAGGATGAAATACTTGAATTAGTTAAAACCGTTGGAACAGATGGAACAATTCAAATTTTAAATCGCAGGGAAGAAAAAATTAAAGCGGAAGAACAAGACCCATACAGACATGGGTACGAGCCGCAAAGCTGGGCTGACGCTGATGAACTTTTGATGTCTGGGACCGAACTATTAATCATGGGTGGAAATCGTGCCGGTAAAACGGAGTACGCTGCAAAGCGAGTTATGCAAATACTTAGCACACGCCCCAACTGTCGTGTTTGGTGTCTGCATACAACTTCCCAAACATCAATCCAGATGCAACAAGCAGCGATTTGGAAATATATGCCACCAGAATTTAAGACGGCTAGAAAAACTAAAGTTACTAATATTCAGTATTCGCAAAAAAACGGATTTACGGATGCAACATTTGTTCTGCCAAATAGAAGCCAATGCTTTTTTATGAATTATGGACAAGAAAAGAAAGTTATTGAAGGTGGAGAACCTGATTTAATTTGGTGCGATGAGCTAGTGCCGCAAGATTGGATTGAAACATTGCGTTATCGTCTTGTTACTCGTTCAGGAAAAATGATTTTAACTTTTACTCCTATTACCGGATTTACCCCTGTTGTTAAAGAATACGTTTCCGGCTGCCGAATTAAAAAGTCCCTGTTTGCAGATTTACTTTCTGATACACAAAATGTTCCGGGAATACCAAAAGGACACATGCCATACATTGCACAATGCACACGTGCTTCGTCTAACGTAATTTGGTTTCATTCTATTTTAAATAAGTACTCACCGTTTAGCCAAATTAAGCTAGCA